TTTTTTTGCCACACTTTTTTTAAAAGTGTATATAAAGGTATGTCCCTAGAATTTGACATAATAACCAGACCCCCGAGTAGGCAAAGTCTTTCTAAAACGACAGCTATTTCTAAATCTCACCATTATCATACTTTGGAACAAGTTAAAAATATTGAATATGAAAATAAATCCTATATTAAAAAAATTAATGAAGATATTGGATTTTACTGGTGGAAACGTTATATTTATACGGCTTTTTGGTCTAATATATCCACACCGATAAATCTATCTATTATCATTTTAACTGCAATTACGACCGGGGAAAATGCTACTCAAAATTTAATTGGTCAAAACGTCTCCACTATATTAGGTATAGTAGTCTTGTTTGTCTCTATATTTAACACTTTTTTTCAACCCAACGAACAACTAGCCCAAAATAAAAAAATATTGGCTGATTGGTCAGATGTTGGCGCCGAATTTGATGAAATTTATTATGACAAAGTCTATACTCCTGAAGAAAAATATACTCGTTTGAAAAACTTAGAAGAATTATTCAAATCTGTATCTGTTTTAAAACGCACAAATGATTCTAATTGCATAATTGATATATTATATTCGTGTATACGGTGTGTTTGTTTACGTAATAATATTAATTGGATTTCTATAAAAAACAACGATGACAAACATGATAAATACCCACGTCTTACTTTTAACACGGACACGGATAGTACAACTAGTAACACAATTAGTAATGTAAGTACTAGCGCAAGTAGTAGCTCAATTAGTAGCGAGAATATACATGTTAAGTTTAGTACGGTATAAATATATATATAGATACATTCATTATTCTATAATTTTTCAACTAACTTGAGTATTTTCTTAGTCTTACCCTTGACTTTAACTGGTTCTTTGATATTCTGTACTGCCAAAACTTCCTCTTTTGCACGTTTCGTAATATCTTCTTCGGTCTTTTCTTCTTCTACTGTCTTCTTTGTTAAGCCCAAGAAGACATTTTTTGTATCAACATTTCGGACTTTTTTATAAATAAAATAACGATTTAGAAACGAGATTTGTCTTTCCGCCGCGGACATATTGGGAGCTTCTTTGAAATCCCGCGCCAAACGGGGATTGCGTTTAATATCATTATTCATTTGTGTAAATAAATCAACAAAGAATCCAGTGCTATTGTTAATCGCCTTCTCTCGTAATTCGTCTTTAGTGAGTAAGATAAACCCATAATTTTCTAATAACTGAGTTAAGTAATCATAATTCACCAAGTATTCCCGGAAGACTTTATTAATAGATTCTTGATACACATCAATTGCATAACCGAGACAGCTGACGTTGTCTTCAAACTCCTTGCGATTATACTGTTTCGTCACTTCCCACAATTTATCAACTGCTTCTGTGTCTTTACCCGGTTCGCTTGAACTCACACCTGCTACACTTTGCCCTTTGTTGAGCCCTTTAAGTAAATTAAACATTGCTTTTCCATCATAGCTTGTACCAATAAAATACCCACCCACTTTTGTCACTTCCGATACATTCATCAAGAAATTATGTAAAGTTTCTTGGTTTTCAAACATATAGTGAATTGCAAACTGAATAGAGCAAATATCAAAACCTTCTTTAGCTATTCCGTATTCTTTATAGACTCCTTTCCCCAATGCTTTCGCATCTTTCGGTCCCTCCCCAAAGACTGCCTTACTAATTTGTTTATCCTTCTCAGAATATAAAGCGTCTCCTGACCGAATATTTACCGCCGAATTCCCAATCACAAATAAAGCGTCGGGCGTATTTTTCATCTGGCGTTTATTTTTCAGGTAGCGTACGCACGCCCCATCTAAGCGGTTTTGAATATTATCAGGAGAAATATCTATTCCAAAAACAAACTTGAGATTCGCACCAATCCATTTCGGAAAATCGCCGCCTTTACCCACAGCCAAATCAATGAGTGTATCGCCGCGTTTGGCCACACTATTTAATAGCGATTTTTTCACATAACGATTATGAAAATCCCGTAACGCATTTGTTAATGATTTTCCCGCTTTCCGGTTGTAATAAACGTCATTATCGTCGTCCCCTCCGAGGCTCGTCGGCAAATCAGCTCCCGTGCTAATCATCGCCTCTGTAATTGGATTATGAATGGTGCGCCAATTACTATTAGCCACATGGTATGCATTCCCATAATTCTTTAACCCGGCCCGAAACATGGCGGTTTTATCATACCGCACTCGCAAGGGTTTCCACTGCCACCCAGCTTCTCGGTCCATATCGTAACTAAACTCTACAATCATATTATCTTCAATCACTTCTTTTTCTTCTGTCAGCATCACCTTCTCCTCACTTGCGCTATTTTCTAGCCAAATGTTCGCCATTCCTGCGGATGGGTCGGACGGCTGTGTGGGAAAGAATTGCGCCGGTTTATAGGCATCTTCGTCATCTTGGTCGCCGGCATAGGACGGTATTTTATCCTCAATGATATCTTGACACGGATTACTAAACGCATGGCGTTGATCATTTTCATTAAAACCTACCCGTAAAATAACCGTCTTATATTGCACGAGTTGTGCTGCCTGTGCCATATCTAAACCCGATTCAAATTTATTACCGATATAGTCACCACCATTTGGCATCTTCTTAACACTAATAAGGAAATCAATTGTATTCTGCTCTACCGGTTTCCATTTAAAAGAATAGTTCCACGTGGTACTCAATGGTTTCACCGTCTCCCCTACTTTATTAGCCCCCACCCCGAGTAAAGCTGGTGTGAAAATTAACCCATCGGTATTGTATTCAAATAAACCGTCATTTACCTTTTGTAAAATTGAACTACACCCTTGGAATATCGTTTGGGACTCGCCAGCTGCATAAAATGTCTTTTGTTCAATCCGGAGGGGTGACGGCAACGGTGTGGCGGATGTTCTATTCTTCACAATAGATTCCGGTAATAACCGTTTAATGACTGAAACTAAGGCAGGCAACCGATAGATGGTTTTCTCTTCACTCACCGCCGCCGGTATAAACGCTTTCCCCCGCATATTCTCCCCTTTGAGAGCGTAAATATCAAAGGCTGTGTACAAATTTATAAATTTACGTTCTTTATTATACAAAATGTGTTCACCGTCCAGTAATGTATTAAATAAATCTTTATTTCGGGTCACGGCTCCCGTAAATTGGACGGACATATTCGTATTAATTAAGTAAATTTTACCCGTGTCAGGAGCAATATACATCAGTTTCCGGTCTCCGTCAGCTTTATCGGTCACAGTATATTTTTCACGAATATTCGGGACATCCGAGTCCTCATTGGCTGGCATAATATTTGGCAATTCCAATGTATATGAAGAAGGGCCGACAAAATTCTTCGGCGTCACCCGCACCTGCTGGATGGCTTTGTCTAAATCCTTGCCGTGTAAACGTTTGTCTTGTGGGTGCCACAATAATTCCATGTACTCATATAATACCATACGCTGTTCGCTATACGGCACCGGATAATTTGTTTCTTGTAAACCCGCCAAGATATACTTCACAACTTTCTGAAAGGCTTTCAATAGTAACGCAGGCGTGCTGAACGGCGTCCCAACACCCACGAGACTATTCACGCATTCAATTTCTATCTCGTATTTTTCCACCCCCGCAAGTACTCCTGAATCTTGCAAGGTAAATTCTGGCACGTAATTATAGCCTTGTTTTTTTGATTCTTTCACGATACTCAAATCAACGAGAAAGGGCAAGTCCGGGTGGTGCAGGGTATACCGGTTTAAATATCTAAATATTTTCTTATTGTCAGCCCATTTTTCTACGGTTTCACGCACGGGATTCGCTGTAGACATCATATTGTTTTCACTACTGAGAGTGAGCCGGAAATTAAAATCATCCACGTTAACAGGATACAGTGGTTGATTTTTGTGTTTATAACTGTTTTTCTTAATGAATGACACCCCCCCATCAGGAATACCCGTCAGCTTATTGCTTTTACAATATGCCTGAACGTTGTGCACACCGTTTATTTCTGTACGAATAGTTGACATTCGCACATTGCCAGTATTAGCATCCGTATATTCATTTTGAATTCGTAGTAAATACTTATTCGTTCCCTTGGCACTAAATCCATGCGATAAAAGATGCTGAATGACATTACCGTAATCAATGCGTCCCAGGGGTTTAATTCCCCGCGTCCCGAATTTTAATTCTAATTCTAACTCAGTATTTGCCGCAACTTTGAATAAATCGTCTAAATAAACTTTGATGAGGGATTCCATTTTATTGACATCAGTCATAATTGTATATAATTATAACTGATAATATTTCTATTAGGTTTATCAATTTTAACTATTAAATAATATGCATATCCAATGCGTATTATTTATAAAATGTTATGTTCAATATTCATCTTCTTCCATAATTGTTTCTTTCAGTGGTGTTTTTTTTCGTCTTGTTCGGATATTTGATTGAGCCGTGCTTCCGAACAAGCTTTCGCTATTGGCTTTCGTTTCATTCTTTCGGCGTGTAACGCTGTCCCGCATTTTCCTTCTAATAATTGTACGTGGACTGACATCTTCTTTTGGGGGACTACGCATGCCTCCGCGCCTGTGACTGCGCCTGTGACTGCGCCTGTGACTGCGCCTGTGACTGCGCCTGTGACTGCGTATGTGACTATATTTATTACGCTTATGTTTTGCAGACACATTTCCCATTTTATATAATAACTAAAGATTTTTATATAACAACTAAAGATTTTTATAATTTAGACAAAATATCTTCATAGAGCTCTTTTTTCAGTTTATGTTTCTCCACAATTTGACCAATAGCTGTTTTCTGTTTGAATGTTAAAATAATATCTAATTTTTCGCAAATATCTTGCAATTCTTTTACTGTATATGCACTAGGGGCTTTCAATGGTTTTTGCACGTTTTCTATAAACCAGTGTGTATGTTTAATCGTCTCTAGAATAGTGTCTTCATAAAGTAATGAATGTTCTTTCTTCTCATTGCGCTGAATGATGCCTTTCACAGTATCTCCATATAAAAATTCACAATACTGTTTGCCATAAATATAAGTAATAGACACTTTATGGACCAGGCATAATACGTGTAACCCTTTTATAGTAATTTGTTCCTTATTCACCAATTCATCTTCCACTTCATTGATTTTTAATTTTAATTCTTTAATTTGAGCTTTCATCGTCCGGAGCTTTTCCACTGAACTAATCTTAAAGGCTTTTTCAAGAGCATAATGCCCGGTGTGATGCATCTCGTATTCAGTAAATCCATTGTGGAGGACATAAAAACACCAGAATAATTTATCTTTTTGAAAGGGGGTAAACGATGTCTCATTTTTTTCTAGAGCAGGTGTAACAGGTGCTGGTGCTTGTGTAACAGGTGCTGGTGCTTGTGTAACAGGTGCTGGTGCTTGTGTAACAGGTGCTGGTGCTTGTGTAACAGGGGCTTGTGTATCAGGTGCTGGTGCTTGTGCAACAGGTGCTTGTGCAACAGGTGCTTGAACAACAGT